TTCTTGTTGATGATGGATGGACTGAGTTTATTACAAGTAAGTCTGCGTATCAGGCTGAGCGTTTGCGACTGCGTACTTTGCGTGATGAGGCCGAGACCGATACTGAAACAAATAAGTATCGTGGTCAGATTAAACAACTGGATAATGCTTGGGATGATTATGTTGTTGATCTTGAATCACGTAATCTTCCTTGGGCCGCTGATCGGTCTAGTGGCTTTGAGATTAAACCAAAAAGAGCAACTATTGTTTTGAATAAAATTCTTAATGGAAAGAATTTTATGGCTAAACATGGTAAAGAACCCATTTGGTTGAAGGTTAAAGATTTCTTGAAAGAACGAGATGTTGCTCTTCAAGGTTTAAAGGACGCAAAAAATTCTGAACATAAGTCCCAGATTAAGGCTGCTTTTGCTAAGTATGTTGAAGAGAATTACATCGAAAACGATCCAGCATTTTTGAACCTTTGGGATAGATACTATGTTGGGGAATGGGTGAGCGAGTAATGGTTTTTCCTCCAACATCAAGAAAAAACAATGGCGGGGGTTTTCAAATTCCCGATTACGAAAGTGATGAAGAAACTACTACCACAACTCCAGGTGCTAGTGGCGCTGGCACTACAGGTAATTCTTCTCGTGCTGAAACTGTTTTTATCGGTGAGCGTCGCCCTTCTGGTACGGTTGATAGTTGGCAGCCTTCTGTTCCCGTATACACGAGTAAGACCCAGGCTGAGGGTATGTGGCTTAATCTTCTGCCGGAGCGTCGGCAAGAGATTGACGATTTGGCTAAGGCTATTGATCCTCGTAGGACTGGTAAAGGTCTTTACATTGAGGCTGTTAATGCCGCAGCAACTGCTCGTCAACGTGGTCAAAATGTAACACCGGCTACTTACATCAATCAGTTACTTTTGCAGTATTCGCAGAGTCCTGAATTGTTTGGGGATGACCGTAGCAATCTTAGTCGTCGTGATTCTGGTGCTTACGTTGGTCCTCGCGCTACTGTCACGATGGCTAGTGAGCGTGACCTTCGTGCCGCTGTGGATGCGATGGCTGCTCAGGTTCTTGGTCGTGCCGCTACTGAGGATGAGTTTCAGAATGCTTTGAAGCAGGTTCGCGCCGCTGAAACTGGAGAACCAACCATCACTACCACTGGTCCTGGTCGCACTGTCACCCAGTCTGGTCTTACCGCTGAGGGTCGAAGCAGCATCATTCAAGAGGCGTTGATGAAGGGTCCTGAGGCTGAGGATTTCGGTAAGGCTACGAAGATGATGGACTTGTTCTATTCCGCGTTGGAGGCGAGGCCAAGTGGCGCGTGATGAGTTGACGCCTAACGAGAAGTTGATGGACACCAATAAAGATGGTGAGGTGTCCAGGAAAGAGCGTCGCCAGTTTGAAAGGCAAGCACCTGAGGCGGTCGCTTCTAAGTGGGGTTTGAGTTACGCCCTTGTGACTCAACTGAGCCAGTCCGCTGACGCTGATGCTCAGGCGATGGCCCGTTGGTTTGAGGGCAAGACCAGGGAGTATATCAGTAACCCTACTGGTTTCAGTGATCGTGCTTTCATTGAGGAGTTTGATGCTCAACCGTGGGCGCAGAAGTATAAGCGTGCCGCGATTGAGGATATGGATTTTGAGGCTCAGTTCCCTGACTTGTACCGTCAGGCTGTTGACGCCGATATTGAGGTTCTTCGTGACGAGGCGGTGCAGTCTGGTGCCCAGTTCACGGATGATGAACTTCGTGAGTTAGCGAAGCAGAAGCGCCGTTTCGGTTTGAACGAGTCGCAGATGCGGAACACTCTAGCGGAGGCTGCGTTCGCTAAGGATGGTCGCGTTCGTGGTACTGCCGGTCAGTTGCAGACTGGTTTGAAGGAGTGGGCTAGGCGTAACGGTATTGGTTTATCTGATGCGATGGTGAATGATTATGCCCGTCGCATTCAGGCTGGTGATACTACTGAGTCTGATGTGTTGCAGGATTTGCGTCAAACGTATCTTGCTGGCGCGTATCCGGCGTGGGCTGACCGTATTGCTGCTGGTCAGGATATTGCTGATATTGCTGCACCGTACCGTCAGCGTGTTGCTCAGTTGTTGGAGATCAATGAGGATCAGATTGATTTGAGTGACCAGTTGTTGCAGCGTGGGTTGCAGGGTGTTGGTCCGGATGGTAAGCCTCGCGTGACTCCGTTGTATGAGTTTGAGCAGGAGATTCGTAAGGACCCGCGTTGGGAGTTTACGGATAATGCTTACGATGTTTACTCTCGTGTTGGGGAGAATCTGTTGCGAACCTTTGGATTCCGATGAGCGTTAACTATGATCTGAGCGGACCTGAGTTCGCTGGTGCTCGTGAGGCGGTCCAGGCGGCGGAGCGTGCTCTTGGTGGTCGTACTCTTGGTCAGATTAGTGAGGGTTTCGCTGGTGCAGCGCAGCGGGGGGCTGACGCTATGGCTGCACGGCAACCCGAAACGCAGTCCGCTGAGGATTTGTACTGGCAGCAGCGAGGTGCCGCTGAAGAGGCAGAACGTGTAGCGGTTAGGGAAGCCAACCGTCAGGGTGCTCGTGCTTTCCTCCGTGGCCTACTAGAACAGTACGGTCTTGGTTCCCTTGCCGGTGAGGTTGAGCGTCTTGTGGGTGACACCACGAACGAGTTGGTGATTGCGCAGCGGTTGCGTGAGACGCAACAGTACAGGGACCGCTTCAAGGGTCTGCTTGGTTTGCAGCAACGCGGAATCCCCGACATCCGTAACGAAGCAGAATACCTGAACCTGGAGTCACAGTACCGTCAGGTATTCCGTGAGGCTGGGTTGCGTGACTACCTGGGAACATCCGGCACACAAGCAGAGTATGATTCGATTGCCCGTCTCGTCAGTGACTTCTCCCTATCGGTGAATGAGGTACGTGACCGTGTAACGGATGCGCAGCGTGTCGTCGCAGAAACACCACAAGAAGTCCGGGACTCCCTGCAACGGTTCTACAACATTGATCCCGCCACACTCACGCAGTATGTCCTTGACCCGCAACGCACCACGAGCGAGATTCAACGCAGGGCTAACGCCGCTATTGTGGGTGGTTACGCTGCCCGTGCTGGCCTTGATCTTGGTGCTGGTGTGTCGGAACGTATCGGTGAGTTCCTTGGCGGTGAACGGGACATCCGTGGCACCCAGATCGAACCGCAGTTGACGGAGATCGCTGACATTCAACGGTCCACGCAACGGTTGGCTGAGATTGAGCAGGGTGAGTTGAGTGCGGAAACGTCCGCCCTTGCCGCCCTTGACTTGGATCGTGAGGCTCGTGAACGTGTCCGCACGTTGCAGTCTCGTGAACGGGCCAGGTTCTCCGGTCGTGCGGGTATCACGACGGGCAGCCTCTCAGCGGGTCCTAGCATATAACTGAATACGGGCGTGACAAGTGAGAGATTAACGCGGTTTACTGGTGCCCCCAGCCCCGTGTTTTTCTAACCCAGGTGCAATTCCTGGCACGTCCACTCCCAACCAGACCGACCGGCCCTGGTGGAGAAATCATAGTCCGGTAGTTACAGCCATCATCTTCTTCCCCGGTTGATGATGTGGGTAGCGATTCACCTAATGAATAGTAAGGGAGTTACTATGTCTGAGTACGAGTGGGACGACGACGATATCGAAACGTCGAATGACAGTAATGCCATGAAGGAACTTCGGAAAGCCTACAAGAAGTTGCAGGCTGAGAAGAAGGAACTGTCTGAGATGCTGGATGGCATGCAATCGTCGCTTCGTGAACGCTCCGTCAAGGACGTTATCGCAGCGAAGGGGCTACCTGAGAAGGTGGCGGCACTTATCCCTAAGGATGCGACCACTTCTGAGGAGGTGGAGGCTTGGATCAACGAGTACGGTGACGTGTTCGGCATCCAGGCTGAGGCTAACGAGCCTGAACAGTCACGCCAGGTTAACCCTGACTTGGCTGCGTTGAACCGCATATCTGAAACCCAGAGCAGCGGTCAACCTTTCACTAATGACCCCGACCAGTTAGCAAGTCTAATCAGTGGGGCGCAGGACATGGAGGAATTAAACAAACTCCTGTTCGGTTCCACGACGGGGCCGCAGGCTTACTAAGCCTCGCACAAGTAACAATAACTACTATTCACCTAAGGAGGTGAAACACTACTATGAGTAACGCTTACACTGGCACTTCTGCTATGGCTGGACTTGTCAAGGCAGCCTATGATCGTTACGTTGAGTTCGCTCTGCGTTCGCAGCCGCTGTTCCGCAACCTCGCGGACAAGCGTCCTGTGCAGCAGGCTATGCCGGGTTCTTCGGTGGTGTTCTCGCTGTACCAAGACCTCGCAGCCGCGACCGGCACTCTCACTGAGACTGTTGATCCGAACGCTGTAGCGATCTCGGACGTGAACACTGTCACTGTCACCCTGAACGAGTACGGCAACACCGTGCTGAACACCCGCAAGTTGGGTGAGTTCGCGTTCAGTGACGTTGATCCCGCCGTGGCGAACATCGTTGCCTACAACATGGCTGACTCGATTGATAAGATCGTTGTCAACACCTTGATCGGTGGCACGAACGTCCTGTACGCCGGTAGCGGCAACACCGCCACTTCTGGTGTGGCTGCTGGTGACGACATTGAGGGTGGCTTGATCCGTCAGGCTGTCGCTAAGTTGCGTGCCGCTAACGCTGTCCCCCGTGACGGCATGCTGTACGCCTGCTACATGCACCCTGAGGTCGCGCATGATCTGCGTTCGGAGACTGGTGCTCTCGCGTTTGAGGATGTCCGTAAGTACACGGACCCGAACGTGGGTAACATCTTGAACGCTGTGACTGGCGTGTACGGTGGCGCTTACGTGGTGGAGACTCCGCGTGCATACACTGCCACGGATGGCACTTCGTCTGCGAAGGTGTACCGCACGATCATCGCTGGTCAGCAGGCTCTCGCTGAGGCGACTGCTGTTGAGCCGGGTGTCGTTATCGGCCCGGTTGTTGACAAGTTGATGCGGTTCCGGCCTGTCGGCTGGTACTCGTTGCAGGGTTGGGCTCGCTACCGCGAGGCTTCCTTGTACCGGATTGAGTCAACTTCGTCTATCGCTTAGTTGATGGTGTGGGGGGCCGCATCATATTGCGGGTGCGGCCTCTCACTTTCAATGGGAAGGTTTTTCTGGATGCGTCGTTTGTGGACTGGTGGCCCTACGAATGTTCGTAAGGCTGGTCGGGATCACCGTTTGTGGTGGGTTGGCTGGGATGAGGGCATTGATGTTGTGCGTGATGCTGCCGGTAACTGGGTTGAGTTGACGTATCCTGTTGATGAGGTTTTAACGAACGATTACGTGTTTGTCCTGCGTGGCGGGTACCGTAAGATCGTTCCCGAGAATTACTATATCGAATTGGTTGCAGCCGGGTATGGCTCCTATTTCGAGAATCTTGATGAGTACACCAACACGATGTTGTATCAGTATGAGGAGTGAGTGTGGCTGTTATCCCCCCGAATCGTGATGTTGGTGATGATGGTCATATTGATGACCATAATGCTATTAATGCTAAACTTGGTGAACTTGCTGCTGTCCTTCCGGTTGCTGGACCGGTTGGTCCTACGGGTGCTACGGGTCCGGTAGGTCCTACTGGTTCTGCGGGTCCTGCTGGTGCTTCTGGTGCTCAGGGTTTGCAGGGTGTTCAGGGTGTGCAGGGTCAGCAGGGTGTGTCTGGGCCTACTGGGGCGACTGGTCCCACGGGACCTAGTGGGGCTACTGGCCCTACGGGTCCTACTGGTGCTGCGTCTACTGTCCCTGGCCCTACGGGGGCAACTGGTCCTACTGGCCCGTCTGGTCCTGCTGGTGGACCTACGGGCCCTACGGGAGCAACGGGTGCTACGGGGCCTTCAGGGGCTCAGGGAGACGTTGGGGCGACTGGCCCTAGTGGACCTACCGGGGCTACCGGCCCGTCGGGTCCTAGTGGTCCTCAGGGCGTTACAGGGCCATCTGGTGCCACGGGTGCCACTGGCCCTACTGGTCCTTCGGGTGCCAATTCGACTGTCCCTGGTCCTACTGGTGCCACAGGACCCACTGGGGCTACGGGTCCTACCGGACCGACGGGACCGACCGGGCCTACTGGTCCTAGTGGTGCGAGTGT